GTACAAATTCGTAAGTGCAATTCTAAGAAATTGTGACCTATCGTAAAAATCCTGCAAGCGCGAACGCCTGCATTAAAAACCAATAGATAAAAATCTCAAAATGCAGAGCGTTAGCTCCTTACACCGACTTCTATAAATAGAAGCCGCCCAATCGGGTCACCCGATTGACGAATGCTCTAATATATTTTAAAACCCAAGAGCGGGGTTGTTTGCGTAGAAATAAAAGGCGCCCCTATTGAGCTGGCACAATCTCATTGCGATAGAGAATTGGACAGCCAGTGAAGAAGAAGAGTGTGAAGTCTTCTCCTACTGATTTCCACGATCGCACTCCTGCGGCGGAAGCGACCTGGTTTGGTGTAGTGCCTGTGTCGATGATGACCATTTGCACATTGTTGGAATGCGCCCCATTAGCAAAGTCCCCTTGCGGAAGACGTGCTGGTGAAAAGCGCACACCATTGTAGTACGGTGTTTCAACCTCAATAGTATCGTTGATTCCTATATTGGTCGAGGCGGCACCGCCAGATGTGAACTGACCGGTACCGAAAGTGAACCGTTTCGTGGCAGCCTCTGCAGACTGGAGATTGTATGAGTTTTCTCCAATGCGGGCTACTGACGAGTAACCAAAACGAGTAACGATGGGTTTTGACCCTGTGTTACCAGAAAAGGCGTATTTGGTGCGAGTAGATCCTCTCCACCCTGCGTAGCAAGGCGAGAAGAACGTCGCATAAGTAGGTATGACAATGTTACATTTATTTCCATTTTCTGTGTCAATACCATTTGGATCCCAACCATTCCAATATCCTAGTCCCTTGTCGCGAATCTGGACAAGTTTAGCATTATTAGGCCCCTCAGGACCAAAAACGATATCGGTTCTATGAAGAATATACCTACGACTGAGTTCGCGTATGGATTTTGGTGATTCTCCAAAGAACACATTCATGGTTTGATCAGCCACTGCACCCGTGGATGCAATGGGTTGAATGGGGTCGGGATTAGTGGGTGCGTCAGTAGCACCCTCAGAAGTTCCGGCAATTGCCGCAGCATCAACAACTCCTGATTGCGGCGTGTATTTCTGCAACGCAACAGGAGTAGGGAAGATACTAACGGACTTCATCTGTGTTGGACTGGGTTCCCCAAATTTAAGATCGTCACACGCGGAAACGAAAACATTAAATTGGATGGGTGTATCTGTAGATGGGGCTACAAGATTATTAACCACGTTCACTTCAAGTACGCCATTGTAACGGTTTGCGTTATCAAGAGGTAAACGGGATGTGTCACTATATAGCTCAGGGGTAAGAGCAATAGCTGAAGTTTCAAGGAAGGGAAGTGACTGACCCCACCCAACAACAATCTCGAAGTCATCACATTCCGCAATGTCAATGACACGACTATAAACTGTGTTATATTGAATGTCGGCACCATGTGCTCGAGGATCCCAGCGGATCAATAATTTACCTTTATGAAAAGCGGACTTAACAATTTGGAAGCGGTATTTAATTGACCCTTGCCATTTACCAAAAGGTACTGCCATAAATGACATGGGCGTAGGGTGAAGTTCATCTCCTTCAACCCTATACAAGTTGGGTGTGACACGGCAATTCCAAAGCAACGTGTCAGGTCCTTCTTGTGAGTTCATAGTGAAAGACGTTAGGTAGGATTCGCGTTGGCAAAACCGACCAATGTCCATTTGGTCCTCTCCATCCAGTCCAACAGTACGTGAATCAATTGTAAGCTCTTGTTTGGAATCTAGAGACAATTTCATCACAGCATC